GACGCGAGGCGCTCAGCGACGCCGTCTCGCTACTGGTGACCTGGCGATGCTGGCATCGTGCGCGGCTGACAATCTCGGAGCTGGCGCTGCGACGCGCGCGCGACGCTGAGTCGCTGCTCGACCTGCTGGACGAGGTCGTCGAGGCTGCAGGGCGTCCGTGTTGCTGCGTTCAGGGGCCAACGTGAGCACCGAGCGCCAGTGCTTCGTGGTCATGCGTCGGACGCTGCACCCGCGGACAGAGCCGCGGTCCGTGCACGACACGGCGGCAGCAGCCCTCGCCGAGATCGGGCGGCTCGTCGAGCAATGGTGCCGCGACGAGAGCGTTTGGCGCGAGTCGTGCCCGGCCTACTACTTCGTCCCAGTTCCGAGGAGCACGTGAGCACCGAGCACGATCCGATCTTCGGGTGCGAGCTCGCGACCGGCCGCAAGGACCGCGATGGGTACGCGTGGCACGGTCGATCGCGCGCTCACATCGTCGCGTGGGTCGCGGTGCATGGACCGATCGCGCCTGGGCTCGAGCTCGACCACCTGTGCAGGCGCCGTCACTGCCGAGCGCTCCATCACCTCGAACTCGTCACTCGCAGCGAGAACGAGCGCCGCAAGGATTGGGCGTATCGCCAGCGTCGAGAGCGCTGCTCGAGCGGCCACGATCTGCGGCTACATCGCCAGGTCACACCGGAGCGAGGCATCGTCTGCCGGCTCTGCAATCGCGAGCGAGCACCGCGTTGCTGAGCGCGGAGGGCGCGGTGATGAGCACTAGAGAGTTCAAGTCCTGCGCCGAAAACTGTCAAGCGTCCGGCTTACGGACAGATCTCGATTTCATTCGCATGACCACCCCATCGTCGACGGGGGTATGTTTGCCCCTGCCACCCCCTCGGCTCGGGCGTGCGCAGGCGGGGTCGACCTCACACGCCGATTTTCCAAAAAAGGACCGCCAAAATGGCTACCGAAGTATCTGAAATGCTTGATCGGGCGCGCGAGAGCATGAATCGCTCGCTGATCGCGCTCGATTCCTGCGCAGCGCGGGCTGAAAAGCTGCTCCTCGAACCCACCGACCCTCAAAAGTACGACGACAAGCTCGCCAGTCACCTCGCGTGGCTCACAAGCCGGGTCGCTGAGGTCACGTCGGCGCTCCGGCAGCTCGAAAAGCACGACCGCGTGATGTCCAAGACGCCCGAGCAGCGTTTTCAGCTCGTCTGCGCGTACCTGCGCTCGGAGGCGTCACCGGTGCAGCGCGCCGCGGTCGCTGAACTGCTCGGCGAGCTCGATCGGGGCCGGAGCGTGCTGTCGTGATGCCGCCGATCGGGCCGCGCCCGCCGTGGTGGCGCCCATTCGCGCGGCGCCGCTGGGATCGCACGCCGGGCGATGCCATCGGACTCCCGGGGCGCATCGCCGCCCTGGTCGACCGCGAGCTCGGCGAGCTCGGGCTCGTGGTGACCGGCGAATGCTCGGGTTCCGAGCTGCGGCTGAGCGATCGCCTGCTGCCGCTGCGGCACAGCTTTCGCGATTTCCCAGCTGACGAGGGCGTGATCCTGCGCGGCGCCCGCGACATGACGGCGGCCATCGCCCGCGAGCACGGCCCCGGCCGGATCTGGACGTTCCCGTTGATCGGCGCCGTGCACCTGGTCTACGACGACGGCCGGTTCGTCATGTACCAGGGCGGCGAGCCGCGCGTTCGGCTGCGCGCCGCCTACTACCACGAGGCGTGCCGCGCCCCGGAGCCGAGCCCGTGACCTGGACGATCAAGGTCCGCGGCGCGCCGTCGACCTACGAGGCCGCTGAGTACGAGTGTCCGGCGCACGGACGGTTTGCCGCTACGGTGCCGCGACCGGCGCCGGACAACTACCCGTGCGCCGAGTGCGGCCACGCGTCCGCCTGGCGTTTCCCGACGCCGCACGGCCGGGTCAAGCTAGGCGAGGTCGCCCAGGGCAAGGTGATGGAGTACCCGCCCGAGTCGGTGTGCCTTGACACGCGCCCGCTCGCCGACGGGATGCCGCTCGCCGAGTGGAAGGCCAAGCAGCGCAACATCACGCGGGACATCGGGCTCAAGCGCGCGCGGGACGGTCGCCGATGAGCGCGATCGTTGCCTCGGGCACGTGGCGGGTCTACTTCAACCGCACCGGCGCGTTCCCGCTCGTGTGGTGCGTCGCGCCAGACACCGACGACGAGGGCGGCTGGGAGCTCGCGGTCGCCACGGTCGAGCTCGCCGCTCGAGCCGAGACGGTCTACGAGCTGAAGTCGACGCCCGATGACGTCGACGGCAAGCCGAGCGCCTGGATCCGCGTCGTCGGCCGGCTGAGCGTCACCGTCGCTGGCCACGCGACGATCAAGGCGCCATGACCGCGTTCCGCCAGATGATCGATGCCGATCGGCAGTTCGTGGTGAGCACCTGGTCGAGCTCGTACCGCACGAGCCCCTACGCTGGGATGCTCGCGATGGACACGTACGCCGACGTCATGCACCGCGAGATCGACCGCATCCTAGATCACCCGTCCACCCGCACGATCGTCGCCGACGAGCTCGGCGAGACCGATCACGAGGGCCGGCCGTTCCTCTATGGCTTCGTCTGCGTGCGCGATCTCGACGTCGCGGTCGCCCGGCTCACCCTGCGCGCTTCCGCGGCCGCGGCCGACGATTGCGGCCCGGTGCGCGCCAACCCGTACGTGTATTACGTCTACGTCAAGCGGCCATACCGCCGCGGCCTGCACAACGGCCTGCCCCAGGCCATGGGAACCGAGCTGTTCCGCGCCGCCGGTGTCGATCCGCGCCGCCCCTTCGAGTACGGGTGTCACACGAGCTACTGCTCTCAGCTGAGCCGCAAGATCCCGCGCGCCCAGTTCAACCCACTGCCTGCGAGGTACCTCACATCATGACCGCAAAGCCCACGACCACCGCCAACGTGCCGCCGGCGCCGCCGGCAGAACCCGTCGCCCCCGCGGGGCTTGCTGCGCCCGCCGCCGCACCGTTGGAGTTCGCGACCGCGCCGCTCGAGATCAAGATCAGGCACGTCCGATTCGTGACCAAGGGGACACTGATCGCGAGTCCACGCGAGGCCGAGGATCACGTCGAGGCGCGCAAGGGGCCCGACATCCCCAAGGGCTACGATATCCATTTCGTCGAGTCGCAACGCCGCTTCCGCTTCGATCGCTACGAGGGCGGCAAGTGGACGGCCGCGAAGTGGCTCCACGAGAGCCGGATCGAGAACTACGAGGAGTGGGACGCGGCTCAGCCGAGCAGCGCCGAATAGTCGTCGTCACCCATGAGGTGCGAGTAGTCCTCGCTCGGCTCCGTCAGCATCGGCGGCACGTAGCCAGGCGAGCGCGGATCGGCGGGCAGCGGTGGCGCCGGCGGTGGCGCGATCGCCGACATGAACTGCTGCAGCAGCGCACGCCCATACGCGAGGCAATCAGCGCTGTGGTTCGGCTGCCCCTTCCGCTCGATCTGCTCGCCAGTCTTGCTCTCGTCCCACTGCAGATCGAGCAGCTGTTCCTCGAGCTCGCTGTCTTTCAGCACCTTGATGCGGCCGTCGACCAGGTCGCCGTTGACGTTCTCGATCGCGCCGACCTTGTACCGAAAACCCTTCTGCGCTGGCTCGATGTGGATGCCATAGACCTCCACGAGCTCGGCCAGCAGCGCCTGCGCCATCTGGTGAGCGGGGTCCGCGATCATCGCGTTGGGCCACTCGCCGATCGCGCCGATGATGCCCGTCGGCGCGTCGTGCTTGAGCTCGCTGCCGATCAGTAGGTGAGCGATCGGCCGTGCGTGGAGCTTCGTTTGCTCGTAGCAGAGCCGGTGGTAGATGGTCCGGCTCGGGTCGGAGGGCGACGTCGCGAACACGTTGATCGCGGTCGGGTCGGTGAAGCCCGGATCCATCGCGATGATGTGGACCCAGTCGGTGAAGGTGTCGGGCAGCTTGGCGATCGCCAGTGGACCGACGCGCTCCGGGTTCCACTGATTCCACAGCTCGCCGGCCTCGTTGTAGATCCGGTAGCTGTAGACGTTGAGCGTGTCGTCGGCCGCCCATTCGGCGTCGTACTCGCGCCGCTTCACCGGGTTGTCGTCGGATAGGCCCTGCGCCGCGATCTCCAACTGCTGCGCGGCATAGAGCTCGAGTAGCTTCGGGATCGGGCGATCCGCGGTCGCGTCGATCGCGCTCTTGAGGCTCCACCTGTGCAGCGACGAGCCCTTCCAGTCGGGGTACGCGGCGCGATCCTTCCATGGTCGCGACAGCTTCGAGCCACGACGGCTCACCTCATAAAAGAGGCCCTTGAGCCGGCGCCCGGCGGTGCCGATCAGCCACAGTGAGCCGACGAGGCGCGGGCCGATGACCTCCCTGATCAGGTACGCGAGCAGCTTGTCGGGATGCGACGCGGCCTCGTCGATCCCGACCTCATGATAGGTCTTCCCGCGCAGAGCCTCGAGGTCGGCGATCTTGTCCGCGCCGACGAGCCGCAGCGAAGCGCCGTTGCGAGTCAACGTCGCCGTGAGCGTGCTCTCGTTATAGACGACGTCCTTGCCGGCGACGAACCCGAGCCGGGTGAACATCTCTTTGGTCTCGAGCCAGATCAGCTGTCGCGCGTGGTCGCGCGTGCGGGCGACGAACAGGCAGCGCGCGCCCGCGGTGGTGAGCATGCAGCGCACGAAGCGGACGTTTCCGGCGGTCGTCTTGCCGCCGCCGCGGCCCACGAGCCCAACGATGTAGCGCGCAAGATCGAGCACGAAATCGCGCTGCTCGGGATGACACTCGTCGACCAGGCGGTCGACCAGCGCCAGCCATCCCGAGACGTCTCTCGCGTCCTGTTTGCGCTGGGTCTCGTCGAGGCCCGCGTCGAGCCGCATCAGCACGCGGCTTAGCCGGTCGGCGCGAGCTGCATCGCTTGTGGCGCGAGCGCGGCCTGTGGCATCCCCATCGGCGGTCCGGCTGGCATCGGCGGGATGCCGCCCGGCATCGGCCCCGCGGCCGCGCCCGGTGCACCAGCTGGCATCGACTGGTCGGGCCCGACGCCGGCGTTGCCGTTGGCCGGCTGGTTCCCGCCGCTCGCCATCCACGCCGCGGTCACGATCACCTGGCGCAGATTCTCGAGCACATCCTCCGGCGCGCCGTCCGCGTCCCAGTTCAGGTATTCCTGCTGCGCCCGCCAGACGAGCAGCTTCAAATTCATGAACGGCTCGGGCATCACGGTGTTGCCGTCCGCGATCTCTTCGAGGCAATGCTCGACGTTCTCGACGGCCGCGGTGTACAGCGACATCGCGCGCTCGAGATCGGGATGCCCCATCAGCCGGCGTGCGTCGTCCTGCGAGATGATTCCCGCCTGCGCCCACTCGACGACGGTCTGCTCGCGACCGGCGCGCGTGCGCGAGAGCGTCGACGCTGCGCCGATCCACACACGCACGTCCTGCATGTCGACCTGCGACCACGAGATCTTGCGCGCGCCGAACCGTGTCTTGCGTGTCACCGTCGGCGCCTTGTCGCCGAGCTGCTTGCAGACGGCGATCACGAGCGTGATCGTGTCGAGCACGAACTGCTCGTAGTCCTTTTCCTGCTCGGCGAATCGCTGCGTCGTCTGGTCGCGGTATTCGCGCAACGCCACGCCCGTCTCGATCCCGGCTGGCTTCATGCTCTGCGAGGCCATGCGGCTCACGCCCGAGACCTGCGACGCCTTGGCCGACAGTCGCTCGGCATCCTGCAGCTCGTCCGGGGAGATCGTCGGCGGCGTCACCGTCTCGGGCGGCCGCGCTCCGCGGTAGACGCCGACGGTGCCATAGGGATTCTGCACGATGCTCGTCTGCGCCGTCGCAAGCCCTGCATCGGTCTGCGAAACCCAGGTCGTCGGGAACGCGCCGTGGTCGAGCTTGCGCTCCATCTGCAGGTTGCGACGGTTGAGCGCGAGCTGGATCCCGGCGATCCGCTCGGCCATCCCGATGCCGTACCAGCCATCGATCGGCCGCGACCACCGCATGATCGCGAACGGGAATGACTCCTCGTGGAACTCCTCGTCGACGAGATCGCAACCCTCGATCGTGATCGTGTGACGCCCCGGCTTGTATCGATCGTGGCCACGCGTACCGAGCGGCACGCGCCAGCTCTCGATGACGAGTACCTCGTTGCGCGCGATCGGCCGCCAGCCCGCCCACGTCTGCCACTGCCCGTATCCGCCCTGCGAGTTGGTGATCTGGCGCTCGAAGTCGGGATACTGCGCCTTCAGCTCGTCGCGATCGATGACGGTGCGGTAGTGGAACTGCTTGGGGTCGCCGTACTGCGCCTCGAGCTCGTCCACCACGACGTCGTCGACGCGCACCGCCTCGACGCGGGGTCGATCGAAGGCGTCGCGCCACACCTTGGTGAGCCCGGTCCCCTTCATCGCGGCGCCGCTCTTGAACGCGTGCCGGCACTTCGCCGGAACGCGCATCAGCTTGCCGACGCCCTCGGCGTACCACTCGAGGTGCCGAGCTCGCCGCTGGGTGCTCCAATCGGCGCCATCGGTGTCAAAGACCGCGCGCACGTCCTGCGTCGCGACCTGCGCGGCGACCGTATCGACGTTGCTCGCGACGACGTTCTCGTGCATCCGGCCGTGGTTCTTGGGGCCGCCTCGGTGCACACGCTGCCCGGGTCGCGGCGTCGTGTCGTAGAGTGCAGCAAGCTGCTTGAAGCGGTTGAACACCTCGAACTGCGTGCGGTCGATCGTGCGGACCGACGCGAACACCCTACCGCTCACCTTGCCCTTCTCAGCCGTCCACCAGCACGTTGGCACGTCGCCGGTCACTGCTCGTCCTCAGGCGCAAGGGTGTAGCCGGGCACGATGCCGCCCGGGTAGAGCGCCGGGTCTTGGAGGGGATCTGCACCCGGCTCGCCCGCCGGCTCTGCGTTGCCGGCGGGCACCTCGATCGGCGCGGGCGCCAGCTGAGCCGACAGCCCCTCGATGGAAACCGAGAGCACGCCCGCCTTTCGGAGGCCTGGGGCGTGTTTCTCGATCAGGTCGAGCAGCTGCTCGGCCGATGTCACGCCCGAGCCTTGTTGCAACGGCTGTGCATCTGCATCTTGTTGACATATGAAATCGCAACGCGATAGGAGTCAATGCTGATGGCAGGCACCGACACGCCCGCGGGGGTTGCTGCACAGGCGCCGCAAGGAGCGTCCGGTGCGGCGCCCGCGCAGCCTGCCTCGACGCCGATGGACGATGCCGCCGCCCGGCGCGCGGCCACCAAAGCGGCAGTGCTCGCCGGCGCGGCCAACGTGGGCAAGCCGCAGATCCCGGCCGCCGCGGCCCCAAGTCCGGCCGCCGGACAGCCACCCGCAGCCGCGACCCCACCGGCCGCCGCAGGTCAGCCGGCCGAACCCGCCGCGCCGAGCTCGGCGCCAGCGGGTGAGCCGGCCGAGCCGCCGGGCATGGCGCAGGTCCGCAAGGCCGAGCAGCACGCGCGCCGCCAGCTCGCCGCCGAGCGCGCGCAGATGCAAGCCGACCTCGAGATGCAGCGCGGGACCTGGCAGCAGCGCCTGACCAAGGCCGAGCAGGTCGAGGCGACGATCGCGAACGCCCGCCGCGATCCGATCGCGGCGCTCCAAGCGCTCGGGTTTGCCGAGCAGGACTTCGACAGCCTCGGTCGCCTGGTGTGGTCGCTCAGCCCCGAGGGAAAAAAGGATCCGCGCGCCAGCGCGACTGCCGGGCAAGCCAGGCAGGCGCTCGAGCAGCGCGAGAGCGTCCAGAAGATCAGCAGCGTCGAGGCCGAGCTCAAGGCCATGAAGGATCAGCAGGCGCAGCGCGAGCAGCAGCTGGTCGTGCAGGCGCAGCTCGACGCCTACGCCGGCAACGTGACCAAGGCGATCGGCGACGAGCACCCGCTCGCGAGGGCGCGGCACGCGGCCAACCCCGCCGCGACGCGCGACGCTCTGCTCGAGCTCGCCGATCGGATGTGGTTGGAGAGCGGCCCCTCGGACGATCTGCGCGACGTTCCCGCCCCGGCGGATGTGCTCAGGACGTACGAGGCCCACCGCGCGGCCGAGCTCGAGCGCCTGCGGCCGGAATACGAGGCCCTCGTGCGTCCCGCCCCCGCGGCGCCGAGTCCGCCCGCGGCTCCAAGTCCGGCCGCCGGACAGCCACCCGCCGCGCCAGCGCCCGCGGCTGCGCCCACCAAGCTCTCGCGCAGCGAGCTGATCGCGGGCATCCAAAAGATCCGAGCGGCGCAAGGCTGATCACCTCGCCGCATTCCCGTCACCGCCGAAGCCCGAACCGACCTGCCCACAAGACCGAGGGCGCCCCGAAGACCGACCTGACCTGCCGACAAGACCGACGGCGAACAACCGAACGCCCGAAACACCTCGCTCGTCGAGGGGAGTCTTGTCATGGCAGTCACGAATACGACCGGCACAGCTGCATACATCTTCCGGACCAACTACGCGGGCCGCATCGCCGACGTCGCGATGCGCATGCACCCGACGCTCTCGCAGATCCAGCAGGGCAGCAAGGCGCCCGGCCACGAGGGGGATTTCGTCGGAGCGGACTTCCGCTATCCGATGAAGTTCGGCAACCCGCAGGGCATCAGCAACAGCTTCACGCACGCGCAGCAGCAGGCGTCGGCGACGCGCGGCGTGCAATTCGTGGCCACGGCGGTCACGAAGTACGGCAACGTTTTGGTCGACGGTCCGTCGATCCTGAAGTGCGCCGACGACGGCGCCTTCACCGACCTCGTCACGCTCACGACCGACGACACGATCGCGTCGCACGTCAACGCGGTGGCGTTCGATCTGTTCCGCAACTCGAGCGGCATCCGTGGTCAGCGCGCGTCGATCAACGGCAACACGATCCAGCTCCAGGTCATCGACGACGCACGCAACTTCGAGATCGATCAGACGATCGGCGCGTCCGCGAACGCAGACGGCACCGGCGCGCTCACCGGCACCACGACGATCACCGCCGTCAACCTCTCGCTCGGCCAGATCACGGTGGCGTCGGCCGCCGCGATCGCGGGCTTCGCTGACGGCAACTTCCTCTACAACGCTGGCGACCCCGCGGGCCAGGGCACCTCGCTCGGCTCAATGAACGGCATGGAAGACTGCACGCCGCTCATCGCGCCGACGCTGGGCGTCCTCTTCCGGAACGCCGATCGCGCGATCTACACCGAGCGACTCGCTGGCACGCGCTTGTCGTCGACGATCTCGCTCAACCAGACGATCGAGGAGAGCGTCGGGCAGGCCGCGATCTCCGTCAACTCGGTCGGCGGCATCACCTCGGACTGCGTGCTCAACCCGATCAACTTCTGGGCGGTCGTCCGCCGCGGCAACGCGCGCGTCGAGATGGCCCAGGCCGGCGGCGAGCTCAAGTACGGATTCGAGAAGGCGACGATCTCGACACCGGCCGGCTCGCTCGTCCTCTGGTCGGATCCCGACTGCCCGACCAACCGCGCGCGCGGCTACGAGCGCGAGAGCCACTACATCCGCAAGAACGGCGAGCTCGTTCACATCATCAACGACGACGGCAACTACAACCTGCGGTCGACGACGGCGGACAGCCTCGAGACGCGGACGCGCTCGCTGTTCCAGTACATCCAGAGCAACACCCGCAATCACTTCGTATTCCAGATCTGAAGTCCGACGGGAGCAATAGCCAATGTCGTACTATTCAAATCGGGTTCAGAGCACCGAGCCGACCGAGGTGCAGCAGGTCGTGCGGTTCGCCGGCGGCACTGCGCTGGTCAGCAAGCTGCTCGGTCGCGGCATCACCGTCGTCTACGTCGGGACCGGCCTCATCAACCTCGTGTGGGCCGACCCCCAAGGCACGTACATCGGACTCGTCGGCCACACGTTCGACGCGACCGCGCCTGCCGGCGTCGCGGGCTACTCGGCGGTGGCCGGCGACTACAACGCAGCAACGCGGACGCTGCCGATCAACATCTTCAGCGGCGGCAACGCGCTTATCGATCTGACCGCGACACAGCGGCTGACGATTCGCCCGAGCTTCAAGCTCTACAACGTAAACGCGCCCTGATGCCGCGGCCTCTCTTCATGGGCGATGTCGTCCTCCGCTGCCAGCGCCGCGCTGACCAGGAAGGGCAGAGCGTCATCACGCCACCCGAATGGAAGTCGCTGATCAGCGAGCAATACGCGCAGCTCTACAGCGTTGTCGTGAAGGCCGGGATGCGCTACTTCGAGGCCACCGCGCCGATCATTGCGACCGGCGCGGCGTCGTACCCGCTGCCGATCGATCACGACGAGACGATCGGGATCGACCGCGTCGATCCGTCGGGCCGCACGGTTCAGCTCCGCGAGCTCCAGGTCCAGGAGCGCAACCGGTGGAGCGGGCAGACCGGCAACGCGGAGAGCTACTCGCTGGTCGGCCAGGCGGTGGTGCTGTTCCCGCGGCCGAGCTCGGGCACGTATCAGCACGTGTACGTGCCGCAGTCGCCGGACCTCTCGTCGCTGTCCGACGCATCGACCGTCGACGTCGTGACGGGCGACGGCGAGGCGTTCCTGATCTGGGGCGTCGCGGCCAAGGCGCTGCCCAAGACGGAGAGCGATCCGACGATGGCGATCCAGGAGCGCGAGGCGGCAAACGCGCGCTTTGCCGAGGACGTGGGGCTGCGCGCGCTGGTCAATCCGCGACGACGCGTGGTGATGCCTGGCGGCGGTGGATACGGCGGCGACTACGATGACGACTGGCTCGCTCGCGACCCGGGCGACTGGCGGAACCGCTGATGTCGCGCTTCACCGCGCCGATCACGACCCGACTCGCCGATCCAGACTCGGAGCGGGTGCGGCGCAATCACGAGCAGCGCCTCTCGGAGGTTGCGTCGCTGTCGATCCTCGGCGCCGAGACCATCCGCGGCGTGGTCCTGCCTGCCAGCACCCCCGTGATGATCGCACACGGCCTCGGGCGCGCGCCGTCGTTCGTCGGCGTGTCGTGCTTTCGCCTGGCGTCCGGCGTCACCCTGTCTGGCGCCACGTCGGCGCCGGCATTTGTGGACTTCGGATCGACGAGCCAGGCCGGCCAGCCGATCGATCGCAGCAAGGTGATCCAGATTGGTCAGTTCCTGTTTCCGCGCGACATCACCGTCGACGTCCTGGTGATGTGACATGGCGCGCGGGCTCCAGTGGCAGACGCTCCAGCTCTCGCTCGGTGGTGGACTCGAGCAGAAAACAGACGCGCGGGCCACGGACCCGCGCAACATGGAACTCGCCCGCGATATCCAGTTCGACGAGCTGCGGGGCGCGCAGACCCGCAAGCCGATGGCGGCGATGAGCAATGCGATCTTCGGCGGCGGCACGCTGGCGAACTGCCGGCGCCTCGAGGCGGTCAACGGCGAGCTCGTGCTCATGACGAATGACACGCTCTACAGCTGGAATGCCCAGCTCGGTGTGTGGGTAGCCCGCGGCACGCACCTCGCGGTGAACGTCACCGAGACCCCGGTTTCGGCGACCATCGGCGACCAGATCGACGGCGATCGGGCGGAGTTGAACGGGCTCATCGTGTACACGTGGACCGAGGGGCCGGTGTCGTTCGTGTCGGCGGCCGACAAGACGACCGGGTCTGTGGTAATACCGACGACGCTCATACAGGATGTGCGACCGCGACTCGTCGCGCTCGCCACGAGGATTCTGCTGTTCGCGATCGACGGGCTCAACTCGCTGGTCGCGTTCTCGATCGATCCATCGGCACCGGCGCTCGGCGGGTCGGTGACTGTCATCGCGACGGCGGTTAGCCTGTTCTACGACGTGGTCAAGGTCGATGGCCAGGACCTCGCCGTCGGGGTGTGTCGTCGGACAACCACGACGAGCTACTCGGTGTTTCGCGTTACGCCAGCACTCGCGATCACGGCCGTCACGAAGGCGCGCACGTCGGATGCCACGATGGCAGTCGCGGTCACGCCGAATGGGCTCAACGTGCAGGTACTGCGCGGCTCCGGCGGCAGTCTGGTCGGCGATTTCCTGCTCACTTCGACGCTCGCCGACGTGAACGTCAACCAGGCGATCGGGCCTGGCGCGAGCGCGACGTTCAACATCACAGCCGCGTATCGCTCGGTGCCGAACGGAGGCGCCTTCCGCTGCTACTTCTTCATCTCGAGCACCGAGATCTCGTCGACTACGGATGCATCCGGATCGACGACGGCGAACTACATCGACACCGCCGGCGCGGTGGGTACTGCGATCACGGTTGCACGCCAGGTCGGTCTGGCGTCTCGTGCATTCGACTACAACGGATCGGTCTACGTGTGGACGGTCTTCGCCAAGCCGTCGACTGCAATCGTGACCTCGAGCCCGTTCGCCGGACCGGGACTGTCACTGCAAAACACGTACTTCCTGTATCGCGACGACGGATTCCTCTGCGCGAAGTCGCTCGCGGGCGTCGCCGGTGGGTATACGCCTTCCGTCGGTCGCCTTCCCGGCGTGGCGGCCGTCGGCACTGGCCAGTACGCATGGATCGGGACTCGGCGCCGGCGCATTCCGCTCGGCACCGGCGGTCAGGGCTTCGCCGCACGAACGCCCGTCGACATCGTGTTTACGCTCGACAGCAACGCCGCTCGGCGCACGAGCACCATCGGCCGGACGCTGTACATCGCCGCCGGCGAGGTGCTGCAGTACGACGGAACGCGGCTCGTCGAGGTCGGGTTCCACATCTATCCGTGGCTGCTTGGCATCATCGACGGTGGTGGCGGCGGCAAGACCGCGGGGCTCTACGCCTACAAATCGACGTGGCGATACCAGAACGCGCAGGGCGAGAGCGACCGGTCCACTACCGCGACGATCGCCTCGATCAACAACACGGGCACCAAGCTCTCGATCCTGACGTCGGCTCCGCTCTCGGTGACCCACAAGACCGCGGTTCCGCCGACAGTCGAATACTGGTCAACGGTTGTCGCGCCAACGTTCGACTCGCCGTTCTACCTCGCGTCATCGAACGATCCGGCGGCACTGACGAACCCGAACCGCTACCAGCCGAACGACCCGACGCTCGCATCGTCGCTGCCGACGTTCGACGACGCGCTCTCCGACGCGGCGCTATCGAAGCTCGAGACGAATCCCGAGAACGGCGCGGTGCTCGAGGCGCTCTCGCCACCCGCGGCATCCATCATCTTCGCGACGGACACGCGGGTATTCCTCGCCGGCGTAGCCGGTCAGCCTGACTCGGTGTGGCCCTCGCGGCTACGCGGCATCGGTGAGGTGGCGTCGTTCAACGACGGGCTCGTCGTGGCGGTTCCGCCCGGTGGGGGCGACATCACCGCGCTCGCGTACCTCAACGAGACGCTGGTCGTGTTTCGCGAGACCTCGATCTACGCGCTGCCCGGCGGCGGCTTCGACAACCTGGGCGGCGGCCAGAACTTCGGCCCCGCGAACCGGCTGTCGTCGGACGTCGGCGCCGTCTCGGCCGAGAGCGTCGCGCTCACGCCGCGGGGGCTCATCTTCAAGTCGCGCAAGGGCTGGTACCTGCTCGATCGATCGTGGACCGCGGTCTATATCGGCGCCTCCGTCGAAGCATTCGACGCCGACGCGGTGCTCGCGGTGACGGTCGTCGAGACTCAACACCAGGTCCGCATCGTCACGAACGCGCGCATGCTGATGTGGGACTACCTCGCGACGCCCGAGGCGCCCGACGGCAAGTGGGCAGAGTGGACGATCAGCGATGGGGTCCACGCGACGAGTTGGAACGGGTCCTACGTCTATCTGACGCCGACGGGGCCGAAGATCGAGCAGCCGGCGTACACGGCGCTGACGTACGGGCTCGATGTCGAGTCCTCGTGGATCAAGCTCAACGACCTGCAGGGCGCGGCGCGGGTTCGCTGGATCGAGGCGCTTGGCGAGTACCGGTCGCCGTTCCTGATGCGCGTCCGCCTGGCTCGCGACTATCAGTACGACGGCGCCGGGAATCCGGCGTACTACGACGACAAGGCCTGGCCGCCGACGCCGGCCGTGGTCGGTAGCGCGCTGCAGGTCCGGCACAGCCCGTCGCAGGGCCAGTGCGAGGCGATCAAGGTGCGGCTCACCGCGGTGGCAGCTGGCGCGCGAGCGACGCTCGCCACGGTCGGCGGACTATCGGCGAACGTCACCACAAGCGGTACGCGATGGAGCGCGACGTTCAACGTGTTCGACTTTGCGGCCGCCGGCAAGGTCACCAGCTACGGCGAGATGGGCAATCGAATCACGATGTCGCTCAGCTTCGAGCTCGGGCTCGCGACTCTCGTCGACGTGCGCGACCACTACGCCTACGACCTCGCCACCGGGCGCTGGCGCGAGCAGCTCAACAACATCGGCGTGCGCGTCGTGACTCCGGCGGCGGGCCTGACCGTGAACTCGCTCGAGGGCGCGATCATGAATGGGACCGCGCTCGCGCAGACGCAGTTCGCTGACTCGACGCCGACCAAGACGATCGACATCGCCGCGATGAACGGCGTCACCGTCACCGGCTCGTTCAGCGGCGGCACGTACGTCGCGCCGACCGGTGAAGCATGCAAGCTGACCGGCCTCGGCCTCGAGGTCGGCGTGAAACCGGGTCTCCATCGCCGGCTGCCGGCGGGACAGAAGCAATGACATGAGCTGGTACAAACCATGGACCTGGGGCGATAGCCCTGATGCTGGTGTCGAGTCCGATCGCAAGCGCTTGCTGCAAGCGCAGGCGGGAAGCGCAGGCGGGTTCGCCGATCGCGCGCAGAGCAGCTACGACTACTACGGTAACCAGCTCGTGCCCGCGATCGCCGATCTGCGTGCGCAGGCGACGGGGCAGAACTCGATCAGCGCACTGCAGCTCGGCCAGGGGCTACAGCAGAACCAGGCCAACCAGCTGTCGATGGCGGCCGGCGCGGCCCCGCAAAACGCCTCGATGGCGGCGCGTACGGCAGCGTTGCAGTCGGCTCGGCTCGGCTACGGGATGTCAGGCCAGCAAGCCGTGGCAGGGCTGCAGGAGCGCAATCAGGCGCAGCAGCAGTACGCCGGACTGCTCCAGGGGCTGCGCGGCCAGGAGCTGCAAGGCGTGCTTGGCAGCCGCAGCGCCGCGATCGGCGGCTACGGCGCGTCCAACGCCGGCACGCCGGCACCCAGCATGCTGCAGCAGTACGGCCCGATGGCCGCGGCCGGCCTGGCAGCGATCGCGATGAGCGACCGCCGTCTCAAGACCGACATCCGCGACGGCGAGAAAGACGCGGACGCATCGCTCAAGGGTCTGCGCGCACACTTCTTCCGCTACAAGGACGCGAAGCACGGCGCCGGCGCACGCGTCGGCGTCATGGCCCAGGACCTCGAGGGGGCCGGCCTCAAGCACGCGGTCGTCGAGACGCCCGCCGGTAAGGCCATCCATGGCGGCCACCTAGCGACCGCGCTCGCAGCGATGTTGCCTGGCATCGACAAGCGGCTGTCGACGCTCGAGCACAAGGGGCGCTGATGGCGGGACTCGACGATCCGAGCCTGCAGTGGCTGCCGCGGCCGCCGATGTTCGGCGACGACCCGGCCGCCATGATGTTGCCGGACGCGTCGCAGCCCCCGACTGCGGCCGACGCTGGCGGCAGCGCGCCGCCCGTGACGCCACCGCAGCAAGATGGCCCGCAGACGCTCGACGGTGCCGTACCGCCGCCGCCCGCTGGTGACATCGCGCCGCCGCTCGATGCGCTCGGCGGGCCGCTGCCGCTGCCGACCGGGCCCGGTCCGGCTGCAACGCCGGCTGCAACGCCACCGCCGCCGGTCCCGGACGCGATCAGCGGCGTCGGCGCACTGCCGCAGCAGACCGTCGCCGGGCTCCCCGACATCACCATCCGTCCCGAGACGCACGCCGATCAGTACACCGGG